CAGGCACTCATGGAGCAAGCTGAAGACTCGGGAAAGTCGTAGCGTTCGCTGAGTCAGAACAGGGAAAAGAGATACTCGCACTTCACGAAAACGGTTTCAAGTTGGCAGAGACGCAACGTGACATGACGTTCCTGCAGCGCGTCGTTTACATGTTGGCGCGAGACGAGCACATTGACGAGCCTGACACGTCACAGTCTACGTCTGTCTCTTCGACGGGTCCGTCTACGACACGTCTCGAACAACTCGACAGGGTTCCATAACGTACATGGTCGATATTAGTACACTCAAGGTCGTCGTTCGGTTGAACGATAGAGACTTCCGTCAGTCTATCAATGACATGAAAGACAAGCTTCGCGACCTTGAGCGTCACATCAATCGCGTGGACGGGAAGACGATACGCCTGAACACGGACCTGCAGTTTCGTGACGAGTTTCGCGATCTACACAGAGCTATCACTATTGCCCAGCGTCGTGACATCAACATCGATGTCGACGTTGACACGTCTGATCTCGTAGCAGCGCTGACGGCACAGCAGAGCGGTCGGTTTGGCGGGTCAGCGATGGGATTCGGTGCAGCTCGACGCTCGATACAGGAAGGAGGGCTAACGAACCTGAACCTCCGCATGGAGGATCTTCACAACGCAGTTGCGAAGTTGCTGCCACTCTTCGCTAACTTCATCCTCGCCATCCCCGCTGTTGTGACGGCACTCGCAACACTTGCAGCAGCCGCGTACGCAGCCGCAGCAGCCTTCACAGCCATTACTGCACTGTCTGTGTTAGGTGCAGCAATCGGTGAAGCAGGCGGAGGGATGCCCACCTTCGAAGACATCACAGCCGTCTTTCGTGAGATACGTGACGTGCTGTTCGAAGGCGTTGCGCCAGCCGCACAGATGCTTGCTCCGCTGTTCGAGCGGTTCACGGACGGTCTGGAAGCACTGTTAACGACGCTGGCGAGTCAGCGTAATCTTATTTCACAGCTTGCTGATACCGCGACGGAGTTTGGTGGGTTCTTACTCGACTTTCTTCCCCGTGCGGTCCGTGTCGCTGGCGTGCTCGTAGAGACGTTCGAGCCAGTCTTCTCGGCTATGGGACAGGTCTTCAACGTCGTTGGGCTCGTCAAAGAGCTGGCAAACGCCACGATGTTGGCAGCGCCCGCACTGGCAGAGCTCGGACAGCTTCTTATTCATATGTTGCCGACACTCGTTAGGCTCTCTGTCGGCTTTCTCGAAGTCTCTGTCTCGATACTCAAAATCGTCAACGCCTTCGGACAGGTGCTTGGCGTGTTACCGATCACGTCTGAGCAGTTCGGCATACTGATCGGGACGGTGCTCTCTGCCACGACAGCGCTACTCATACTGAACAGCGCACTCGTACAGGCCGCGGGCTCGGCACTCGTCAAGCTGGGTACGAGCATCATGTCTGTCTTGCCGTCGCTGTCGTCGTTCGTGAGCGCGAACACGATGGCGACACTCAGCGCGCTGGGACTGGCGGGTGCGATCAGGGTCGTCACGGGGGCTATTCTCGGTCTCTTGGCCGTGACAGGTATTGGACTGTTAATTGCAGGTATCTCGTCGCTTGCTGCCGAGTTTCTTTTTGCTGACAGGGCGATCCGCGATGCAACGAGCTCACTCGAATCGTTCCAGCAGGTCAACTCCCGCATCGGCGGCGGGACTGGCCCGTACGACGCCCCGCCGTCGGGTGCTGGCACCGCGTCGGGCCAGTCCCGCGTGCAGGTCAACGACGTAGACATAGAGACGACTGGTGATCGAGAGACAGACCGTGCGAACATCTCCACGACCATGTGGAAAATGAGCCAGACAGGCTCCTCGCTATGACGTACACACTGATTCGAGCCGACGGAACAGAAGAGCGTGTCTCAGCAGACACAGTCGGTGTCGAGCTGTCCACGCAGACGGTGCAGTCGTTCGAGCCCGCTGTTGCACAAGAAGTAGAAGTCAACAGAGCGGGCGAGGTCAGCACTATCACGACGGACTGTGGCCGCACCGAGACGACACGTGAGGGCGATCTAAACTTCGAAGTGACGATCAACGGTATCATCACCGACGAACAGCTGAGCGACTACGCGTTCATTATTGCAGGTGGCGAGACGGTCGATCTCACGTGTGACGTTCGTCCTGCTAACGGACTCTACGTGGTCCGTGAGGGCAATATCGCACAGACGAACGAGCGTGCGTATCTCATCGACAGCTCACAGACTGACTTGCAGACAGAGGCCGCACGACAGCTCGCCTTCGGCTTCGAGATCCAGCTCCGTGATCCCAACGCGCCCGAACAGAACACGTAGCGAGAGCCATGAGCACAAGTAACACAGGTGTCAACGTCTTACAGTCTCGTGGTGGGGGCAGCGGTGGCGACGGCGACACGGACAGTGTTCCCGACCCAGACACGTGGGCGTGTGAAGATCCCTCGAAGCGCGTCCGTGTCGAGGTCCGTGCGAACGGAGTCTGGTACGAGGTGCCTGTTGTCAGCGCCGAGCTGATTGGCTCGTCACAGAAACTTTCACATATCCAGCGGACTGCCAAGGTAAAGGTCCCCGAACGGTGGCGCGGCGAGCGTGTCACAGACGTTGTGACTGGATTCAACCAGAGCACGTCGGGGGGCTACAGTCTGTGTCGTGTCTTTTTCAGAAACACGGCCGACGCGCCGTGGGTGATCGGTCACTTTGGATACGTCAGTGCCGTCGGTCCCGCCGCAGAGGACGGAGTGATAAAGTTCTGGGTCTACGACGTTGCTGACTTGTTGCAGGCCATCAACGTGACCGAGACATACAGAGAGCCTGCTGTAAAGTCCGTGCTTGCTGACGTGACAGAGCGGATCAACAGTGCCACACCATTCGATGTACAGGCTCGTGTCGTCGGTGAACTTGCCAAGGCAGTCATTCAAGACAGCGATCTCGACTACGAATTTAGTAAGCTGAATCCTCAGATTGGTGACGCTATCGTCAACATCGCTGCCGAGACCGTGGTCGAAACCGTCGACAATCTGCTTGAGAGCACGAAGCGGTTCCAGCGTAACAGAGACACGCTCGTAGACGTACTAAACTGGCTGACAGACAAGACCAACACGCGGTGGTGGTTCGAGCCTACTGCAGACGGGCCGATACTCGTCCTCGACGCAGACAACACAAGTACTGTCCACGCCGACAGCTCTGTGCAAGGTGTTGACGACACTGTAGCAGAGCCCTACGAGCTCGTCGTAGAGAACGCCATTCGGGTAATCGAGAACAGTGCGCTCAACGACATGAGTCCTGTCAACGCCGTTACTGTTCGTGGTGAAGCACACGGTTCTCCGACGGGCACTGGTATCGGGACAGTCCAAACTGTGACTGGAATCACAGAACAGCTTGGTGGTCCGTCTGTCGTCGCCAAGCGGTACGCAGAAGCTACAGCGCAGTACGACCCACTCGTGGACAGGGCCGACGGCCAACTGTACACGGGGCCTGTGCAGGAGGTCGACTCTATCACGCTCGAAGACGCGGAGCGAGAAGCCACGTCGATACTAAAGGACTCCATCAACAACGTCTCTGAAGGCTCGATACGCTCCTTCGGTGACATTTACGTCCAGCCTCACGACACGATTGTCGCGTACCCGAGGTGTGGCCAGCTTGTCGACACGAGCGACGTGCCACTCGCGTACGAAGTGACGAACGTCAAGCACATCAAGGAGGCGACAGAGCAGTTCGTGACAGAGGTGCAAGTGTCACTGTTACTCAGTGACGATCTCGTAACAGTGTCGTCGTCGCTAAACGACATCACAGAGCCCGAAAGCGAATGACAGATAATCCGTTCACGTTTACCGACGAGCAGACAGCAGACACACGTGTCAACACGTTCACGGTGCAGGTTGCTGTCGTCACGACAGTTCCGTCCTACGACGGCAACAGTCCGTTCGGACACACAGTCAAGCTGTACTTCCGTGGTGACGACAGTCCTGCTCGGGCTACTGTCATGGCCCCCACGCAGGCCGACGTGAATCTTCCGCAAGTCGGTGACGTAGTTCTGGTTGCAAATGCCCGCAACGTTGTCCCCGTCGTGATCGGTACCATCTATCCGATGGACTCGGACATCGCCCCTGCCTACAACGGTGGCGAGCGTGTGATCGGTCACGTTGCGTCAGAAAGCACGATTACACTACAGGAAAATGGGAACGTCGAGATTGACGCGGCTGGTGACGTTACTGTGTACGCTGACGGTACTGTACGTATGGGCAACAGCTCTGGCACAGCAGAACCAGTCGCACGGCAGGGAGACAGTGTGGAAGTTAGCGACCCAGATTCGGGGACGCTTACAGGCCAGATTACAGGAGGATCGGGAGATGTCGAAAGCACCTGAAGACGACAAAGACGAGACGCCGACTGCCATTACTGTGCAAGAGTACAGGCGTAGAGAGTGGTACGACGAGTACGAGGAACCAGAAAGGCTGTCAGAGTCGGCTATCAACGTCGTGTCGGAACACACGGTACAGTGGGAAGACAGTGAGGACGAGAGTCGTGAGCTGACGACACTGCACGAAGAGTGCACTGACGACCCACGAGACGAGCCGTGGATTCAGATTCCCTCCGAGTACGCTGTCGACAGGGACGACGTTCGGTAAGCAGTAAGTATCATGTCAGCAAGCGAACCAGTGGAGTATCCAGTCGATCTACGTGTCGAGAACAGCGACGTGAAGATCAACGAGTCGTCTGGTGATCTCGAACTGACGAGAGGGTTCGAGTCGGTGGAGCAAGGCGCTGCGCTCGACGTGGACGCTGCACTACAGTCAGTGCTCGGTGAGACTGTCACACCCAGATCACTGAGCAAGCTCGAAACGGCGGTCGAGACGACGCTGGAACGACAGCCGTACGTCGCTGACGTGGTGTTCGTAGACGTGATAGCCGTCGACAGACGTAACGACCAAGTAGACCTCCGTGTGGTAGCACAGGACGACGATGCATGGCAGCTCACGCTCGAACAGCAGTAACACAGTAAATACACGCAGCTATAATGCCTATCGTTGACGGCGATTACGTTCCACAGACAGAAGACGAGCTTCGAAACGTTATCGAGACAGAGCTACAGGCACAGCTTGGCAGTAACATCGACCTCACAGAAAACTCTGTCTTAAGCAACCTCGCACGAGCTGTCGCTGCTGCAATCGCTTCGAATCAGGAAGCATCGCTGAACGAGGTATACGACGCAGCGTACCTCGAAACTTCCAGTGGCGAGTCACTCGACAACGTTGTCGCAATTCTTGGTATTGAACGCCGTGATCCTGTAAGAGCGACAGGTGTCGTGGAGTTTACGAGCCAGAACTCCGTTACGCAAGACAGAGTTATTCAGCAAGGAACGAGAGTACAGACTGACAGCGACAATCCAGTTGTTTTCGAGACGACAGAAAGCGTCACGATGTCGAATGGAACGTCGTCTGTACAGGCAACTGTGCGTGCTGTGGACGGCGGCTCAGAGGGAAATCTGGCTTCGAACACACTCGTCGTGTTGCCGTCGCCACCGAACTTTGTAGATGGCGTAACGAATCCAGACCCAACTGGTGATCCAAACTTCACTGACACGAGTGGTACAACACTCGTCGTCGGTAGAGATGAAGAGTCAGACGAAGAGCTACGAGACCGTGCACAGAGCACAATCACAACAGGTGGCGACGCGACTGTCGATGCACTAACGTCTGCCGTTGTCAACGAGGTGACAGGTGCCACATCTGTCCGTGTATACGAGAACCCGACAAGCAACGACAACACTGGTTCTGGTGGTCTCCCGCCGTACTCGTTTGAAGCAGTGGTGCTTGGCGGTAACAGTAACGACGTGGCACAAACTATCTTCGAGACAAAGGCTGTCACAGCACGTTCGTACGGTGGTGCACGAGGAACACAGGTTACTGAGACTGTGACTGCTGACAACGGACAGCAGTTCCAGCTCGACTTTACACGGCCCAGCGAGGTACAGATAGACATGACGCTGGATCTTGTTGTCACCGACGAGTTTGACGGTGCTGACGCGGTTCGTGACGCCATCGTGCAGTACATCGGTGGCACGCTTTCGAACGGTGAGACTGTTATCGGACTCGGTGTCGGTGAGAACGTGTACATTGATCGAATCGAAAACCTTGCAACTGACGCAGAGAAAGGCGTGTTGGGCATTGACAGTAGTGGCACGTCGTACACACCGACAACGACAACAGACAGTAACAACCTCGACGTGATCGCGGTTAGCGACAACGAAGTGGCACAGACCGACGGCTCTGACGGATCGATAACTATTAATACAACACAGATCTAACAACAAATGGCAGACAACACCGAAGATCTCATTTCAGAGTGGGACCTGACAGTTATCTATCCGTTCGAAGATACGAACCTCTACGGACTACTGAGCGGTCTGGCTGCCGCGTACGACGACATAGACGAGGCAGTACAAGACCTTCTCGAACAGCGACACGTCGAGACAGCAACGGGACGCTCGCTCGAACTGCTCGGTGATCTCGCTGACGTGTCACGTCAGTCTGGTGAGTCTGACGACAAGTATCGCAAGCGTATCGTCGCGTCGTTCCGTGCAGGTCTGTCTGGTGCGACGTTTGAAGACCTTTTGTCCTTTCTCGAATTTATTTTGGAAATTGACGGTGAGACAATAGAGATCTCACAAGATACGGGTGCACGAGCCTCTGTTAACCTTCCGTCGAACGCTGTTACACAGTCACCTCTTACGTCGTCCGAGATTACACAGTTAAGTGAAGACGTTGTACCCGCAGGACACACGATCTCTCTCGTTCAGTCGGGTACGTTCGAAGTAAAGGCCGACGGCACTGCAAACGACCCTGACAAAGGACTTACCTCTGACAGTATCAGCACTGGTGGCACGCTTAGCCAAGACATCTGACACGAGAACAGACTCAGATACAACCACAGACACGTAGCTATGACAGACATCACGAATCCGTTCCCGTCCTGGGGTGAGACAGGATCGTCACCGCCGAGCGGCTTTTCGTACAGCGGTGGCGATCAGGTCAACGAAAAACACTTAGACTACCTCTGGGACCAACAGGACAAGTTTGCAAACGAAACGATCACAGCCCTCGAAGACCGTGTGACTGATCTGCATGGGAACGTGTTGCTGGGCTCGGGGGCTGTGGTGTCGCAAGGCACTGGCACGCGAGAGATAGACGTGTCTGCTCTTAGCACACGTGCGTACGTCGGCGGGCAGCGCGTCGGCAGTGTTGCTGGCACGTCGTTCACACTCAGTACGAATGGCTCTGGATCACAGCGCACGGACGTTGTGTGGCTCGATCAGAGCGGCGTGTTTGGAACGAGTGAAGGCACAACGACTGTTAGTAGTAGTCGCATGGTTCTGGCAGAGGTCGATGTGTCTACGAGTGACACGATCACGAGCGTGCGTAACGTTGCGAGCGATCACGTTTCGGTCGTTACAACCGAGACAGAGCCAGACAACCCAGACGCAGGTGACGCGTATCACGAGCGGGGGACAGAAAACTACGATGTGTACGTCAACGGGTCGTGGGAAACGATCTGGCACACAGGCAACGATGGGAGTGGCTCGGGGCTCGACGCAGACAGCGTCGACGGACTCGAACCGCCGTTCTCGTCGTCTGTCAGTGACAACGGCTCACAGATCGTAGGCGTTCCGACAGATCTAAACTTTGGAACGAGTCTGGACGTTACTGACGACGGCGATCAGACAGTTACCATCGACTTTGACGGATCGGCAGCGCAGGTTGATGGCCCTGACGGTACGTCACACTTCGCTGGCTCGCTACCACAGTTTCCTGACAACTCGACGGGTCTGAGTAACACCAGCGAGGGCGACATTTACTACAATACAGGCGACAACTCGCTGTATCTTAACGACGGGACATAATGCGTGCCACGTAACACGGAATAAAAACAAACGTTATGGCAGCAATCAACATTACAGAAAAGGGCGTCGAGGTACAGGTCAACGGAACGAGCCAAGCGACCTACGATCAGCGAGCCAACGACGCGACCTACGACGTGTCCGCGTCCGCAGACGCAGTTCAGTCGTTCAATTGGACAGTAGACGTGGACTACGACTACAACAATCTTAGTACGGGTGTGTTTCTTACAGGTACAACTAATGCCCCGACGCCAGCACTTGTACACTACGTAATCACCGTTACTGATGGCGAGGTAAAGTTACGTACTGATACAGATCAAGACGGTAACTTCGATAACTCCCCTCTACTTGTCGAAAACAGCGACAGTATTGGGTCTGAAACGAGGACACTGACACAGTATCAGACATATGGATCGTTCGACTACGAATGGGCCTGCAGTCAAGCACCACCGTCGGGGTCAGTCAAAATTATTTACGCTGACAACGTGACGCAGATTAGCCCACAGTACGGTCCGAGTCGCATTATCCCGACAGGGGCAAATCTGTCTGTCAACGGCGTCACGCAGTCCTAATCAGAACACATGGCACAGATAAAAGCAGACATTACAATCGGCATAGACGACGCAGAGGACGCAGTGGCACTTCTCGACACGCTACGAGGAAAGATCGAAGGACTCGAAAACGGCATTCAGGCAGTACAAGACATGGGCTACTCCGTCGAGCTTTCGACAGACAGTAGCGGAGAGATCACCTTCCAGATCAAAGACGGTAACACAACACAGTAATCAAACATGGCAGTTGACATCCTCACAGACATCGGAGAAGAGTACGTTATCAAGAATGGCCTCGATGGGGCCACAGTCAACGTCGGTGTTTATAACGACTCTACCGACAGCATTTCGGACACGGACAACGTGTCCGCAATTACCACAGAACCGTCGAACGGCAACTACTCGACAGCCAGTGTCTCGCTATCGGCTGTCGACGTATCAGGCGACTGGGGTGCTGACAACGACAGTCAGATTAGCTTTGACTTCTCTGATCAGAGCACGAGCGAGACAGTCGACGCCTTCTACATCACGGTCAACTTCAACTCGACAGAAGCGGGCACGACGAGTGATCACCTGATCGGCACGGCGGCCATGACACAGAACCGTGACATCGGCTCTATCGACACCTTAAACGTCAGTGCTGGCGATCTCGAAGCCACAATTAACTGACAGTTGACTGAGAGACGTACACGCAGATAACGAGATGGCTCAGTACGGGACTAACACAACACAGTACGGAGAGGGTTCGTTCCAGTACGGAACGGCGGTTGCAACGGCCGTCAGTGTCAGCGAGAACGGTCGCGTGCTGGGCACTGTCACACTGAATGCAGCAGACAGCGGCGCAGCCACCGAGGGTGGCGCAGCATCGCTCGACGGGGCTGTAGCTCTCCAAACAACAGACACCACAACTGCAACCGAGGACGCGTCACTCTCGGCTGCAACGACAGTGCAGTCTGTCGAAACAGCACTGGCAGCAGAGGCAGCCACAGTCACGTCGAGCACGTCAGTTGCACTGACAAGTCCTACGACAGCACTGGCTGTCGAGTCAAGTCAGGCCAACGGCACTGTAACGTTCAGTGCTATCGAAGCTGCTGGCTCTGAGGTCGTCGTCGGTGAGTCGGGCCAGCTCACGACTGCTGGATCACTGCGTGCTCACGAGACGGCTCAGAGCACTGAAAGGGCTGGCGTGACAGCGTCGGTCACGCTCGACGTGTCGAACGAGACGATAGACGTACGTGAGTCGGCTGGGTTGACGAGCGTGGTGACATTCGACGCCGCGGAGTCTATCGGAACACTGACAGAAGTGTCAGAGGAAGCTCGTGTTAACAGCTCGCTCGACGTGACTGTCACAGACGACACGGCTGTCGTGTACGCGGGTGGCCGTGCAACAGCCGTGGTCACACCATCGGCCACAGCAACGGCGCTCGCGGACGAGAGCGGGTCGCTATCGGCGTCGAGTCTTCTCAGTGCCCAAGAGAGCCTTCCTGGATTCACGTCGATCACACGCGCCGCTGACGCCGATCTAACTGTTTCGTACGTCGATCCGAAGATAACGGTTGTCGATTCAGACATGGCAGACATCCCAGTCAAGCCCTCGGACTCGTTCGTGCTCACCGTCGAGCTTCCCAGAGACATCACGAGCAACGACACAGTGGTCGCACAGATCGGTGACAGCAACAACATAGAAGTCACTGTTCCGACACAGATCGAGAGCGAAGAGGACAATCAGGTCGGAATCCCACTCGACTCTGTAGATCTCGACGCGGGTGTGTACGAGCTTGAGTTTGAGATTACGTATGCGGACGGTACTGTAGAGAACATCCCAGCAGAAGGATACGAATATCTGAGCGTCAATCCAGAATTATAACAAGAAAACCACAACAAAAACATGTTCGAACCAACACTTACGTGGCTTAATCAGGACGTACCACTGTGGGCGATGCTCCTTGCGACGCTTACCACACCGACCATGTGGTCAACGTACGCCAGTCGTGCAGTCGGAGCGCTGTGGGAGCGTGCAACGGGCACACGAACACAGAAGAATACACGACGCGCAGCAACAGTACGCAACAGGCAGTAGGTAACACGATATGGCTGACGATATTCAGACAGGGTGGGGCGCACAGGCGCTCGACACGGAACAGAACGCTCGCCGCTACAAGAACGCTGTCGTGAGCGGCTGCGCTGTCAGTGACGGGACGAACGCGTTCGAGCTCGATGTAGCGTCGGGGAGCGTTATTGTCGACGGTACCAAGCAGTCCGTGAGTGCGACGACAGTCACACAGTCGTCGGCTAACACGGATCCGCGGAAAGACGTGGTGTACGTCGACAGCGCTGGTGCTGTGCAGATAGCTGAAGGAACACCTTCACCTGCAAACCCCTCTGGGCAAACAGGTCGAAGCACAACAGAGCCCGCTGCACCAGATCTGTCTGGTGTCACGGGAGTCCCGCTGGCAGAAGTGTGGGTTGGCGGCGGTGTGTCAGATACAGGAAGCAGCGACATTTCTGATCGCCGCCAGTTCGCGGACTTGGCCGTGGAAAATCTTACGGTTACGGGCTCGGCAAGCGGCGTCGGCACGTCACTTAACCAGAGCGTGACCGCGAGTGGTGACGGGTCGACAACGACGTTTCAGTTAACACATGGGCTGGGGACTGTCCCCGACACGGCTGCCGTTGAGCC